TGGCGCTCATGTAAACGTGCTTGCCGGGCAGATCGCGAAAGGCGCGGATGAGTTCCTGCATGGTGGTGTTAAGTTCACCATATGCAGCGCGACCATCTTTGTTCTTGCGCAGTTCGTGCTGCAACACGACCTCAGCCACTTCGCTGATGGAGTCGAGCGCCACGCTTTCGAAGTCCGTCGCTTCGGTCGATGACTTGCACCATGCGAACGCCTCCATGAGATCGTCCATGTCGGCGATTTCGATGTAGGGTAAGTTGGCGTCTTGAATCGAAAGCAACCCGCCCTCTGCCGACAGCACCACCGGGTTTGGCAGTGTGCGGATGAGGCTCGTCTTGCCAGCGCCAGCTTGCCCATAACAAAGCAGCTTCACGCCGTTGGCGGATAACCCGCCCGTCTTTTTTAGATTGATTGCCATTGAAGGCCCTCTCGCTTTAGCACCAGTCGGCCAATCCAGTCGGTGCGTGAAAATGTCTTTACAGCCCGATTGTGTGCTTGTAAAGCGTCAAATGTTCAAAAAACGAAGGGACACACAAATGCTCAATCTCGAACAGATTCGAACGGCGCTTGATGATCGCAACGTCGAAAAGGTTTCGGCGCGCACCGGCATACATCGCAACACCATCGCTGCGATTCGCACAGGGGCGAATGCCAACCCGACATATGCGACTATGAAATTGCTTTCGGACTATCTCGCTGGGCCAGCCGTTGATGCGCACTGAGATAATCGGCGCGGCAACGCTCTATCTTGGCGACTGCCGCGATGTGCTGCCGACACTAGGGCCGGTCGATGCGGTGGTGACTGATCCGCCTTATGGGCTGGCCGATAAGCTGCAAGGCGGCACATGGGGCAAGAAATACCAAGGCGAAGATTATGATTGGGATGCGCGACCGGCTGATTTAGGCGCGCTGCCGAACGTGCCGACTATTGCATGGGGCGGAAATTACCTTGCTGTTCCGCCGTCGCGCTGTTGGCTAGTGTGGTATAAACGCGATTCCGTCCGAACAATGGCTGACTGTGAATTGGCATGGACAAACTTTGATGCCAACGCGCGAGTTTTTGACTGGACTATAGCCGCCACCAATGCCGAGCGGGTGGGCCACCCAACGCAAAAGCCCATTGCCCTAATGAAATGGTGCATCGACTTTCTGCCAACCGCAGAAACCATCCTAGACCCATTCATGGGCAGTGGCACTACAGGCGTTGCAGCCGTCCAGATGGGCCGTCGCTTTATCGGCATCGAGCGGGACGAAGCCTATTTCGATATTGCCTGTCGGCGCATAGAACAGGCACAAAGGCAGGGCGATATGTTTATTTCAGGAGCGGAATCTAATGGCTGATCTAACAAATGTGCTAGGTGGCCCGTGGTCGCCTCCTAAAGTGGCGCAGCCTGATCCGCCAGCCGCGCAGTTGCTTGACGCCATGCAACGCGCTGGGCTGACACCGCCGCGTGAGATTGTGCTGGACGGCAAGATGCACCGCTTTAATTCTGGCACCAAGGGTAGCCCCGGCGCTGGCGACAAATCCGGCTGGTATGTGGCGTATTCTGACGGCATTCCCGCTGGCCGCTTTGGATGCTGGCGCGCTGGCATGGAGTCAACTTGGCGGGCTGACGTTGGTCGGAGCCTGACCCCAGCCGAGGAAATGACACACGCTCGCCGGATGAACGAGGCGAAAGCTGCGCGCGATGCTGAGATTGCCCGCACCCGTGAGACTGCCGCTAATACCGTTGAAGCTATCTGGACAAAATGCATGGGAGCCGATCCCGCGCATCCCTATCTGGAGCGCAAAGGTATCGGTATCAACGGATCGCGCGTCACAGGAGATGGTCGGCTGGTGGTGCCGCTCTATACGCCAGAGGGCAAACTCGCCTCCCTCCAGTATATAGATCGCGACGGCGGCAAACTCTATCACGGCGGTGGACAGACCGGCGGCTGCTACTGGACTGTCGGGACGATGGATGAGCCGGGGCCGATCTACATTGCCGAAGGCTTTGCGACCGCTGCGACCATCTATGAAGTCACCGGGCGACCATGTGTTGTGGCTTACTCAGCCTCCAATCTCGTCCCAGTAACTGGAACCATCCGCGAACTGGTCGGGATTGGCGGGAGCATTACCATCGTTGCTGACAACGATTCGTCAGGCACCGGCCAGAAATATGCCGATCAGGCCAGCGCCAAACATGGCGCACGGGTCGTTATGCCACCAACACCCGGCGATGCGAACGACTATCTGGCGGCTGGGCATGACTTGAAAGTGCTGCTTGTGCCGTTGCCCGTCACCGATTGGCTAACCCCAGCCGATGATTTTTGCCTTGAGCCTGCACCGATCCGGTGGCTGGTCAAACATTGGTTGCAAGAGGCCGCGCTTATCATGGTGCATGGGCCTAGCGGTGGCGGCAAGACATTTGCCGTGCTGGACTGGAGCCTGCATATAGCATCGGGTCTCACTGACTGGCACGGTCACCGCGTCAAGCCCGGCCCGGTGGTCTATCTGGCAGGCGAAGGCCACCACGGCTTGCGCAGCCGCGTTGCAGCTTGGAAGCAACATCATGGTGCTGGCAAGTTAGATATGTGGATCTCAAAGACCGGCACCGATCTGAATACGCCAGAGGGCTATCAGCGGGTAGTCGATGCCATTCGTGCGCTGCCGCATCCGCCTAGCCTCATCAACGTCGATACGCTGCATCGGTTCCTGTCGGGCGATGAGAACTCTTCAGTCGATGCCAAGACGATGATTGATGCCTGTGCGGCGTTGATGCGGGAGTTTAACTGCTCCGTGCTTCTGGTGCATCACACTGGCGTGTCAGACGAAGCCCAGCATCGGGCGCGCGGATCATCGGCATGGAAGGGCGCGCTTGAAATTGAGATTAGCGTGATTCCGGCGAAGGGTGATGCGCCAATCCAGATCGTGCAGCGCAAATCCAAGGATGCCGAGGAAGCTGCCACTATATACGCCAGTTTAAAGGCGGTCGCAATCAATGGCTGGCTTGATGAGGACGGCGAGGCTGTCACTAGCGCCGTGCTGGTGGCTGAGGATGCGCCTCCAGAGCGCAAGAAGGCAGGGCCAGAGGATAAGGCTTTCGCAGACTTCACTGCGGCTTGGTGGTTTAGTGGTGCGGAGAATCCGGGCGGCTTTCCATACCTCAGTCGTAGCGCGTGGATGGCGCATCTCGCCAAGGTTTACCCGGACAAGGCCGAGCGGACATTGCGCAACAAGATCGACCCCAGCCGATCAGAAAGCCTTACGGCTATGCTGATTCAAGCCGGGATTATAGACCGCAGCGGCGACGGTTATCAGGTGGTTTCAGACGATCACGCCAGCCAATTGAACATGGCAAAGTCGGCCCCTATTCGCCCCTAAATGGCCCCTAGGGGCGAGAGGGGCCAAGGGGGCCAAAAGTCGCTGTTTCGGCCCCTTTCGGCCCCTATATTCCTTAAGGAATAGGGGCCATAGGGGCCAAGCGATGCTGCGCGAGGATTGAGGAAGAGACGAGCATGGAAATCGACCAGATTTTAGAAGAGCGCGGGACGCGATATGGCGAGTTCACTGGCGTGTCGCTGGTCGCTCAGAACATCAAGGCTGCGATGCGTCACAGCGATAACTGGTCAAAGCTGCCGGCTGATGCGCGGGAGTCGCTGGAGATGGTGGCGAACAAGCTGGCGCGCATTCTGAACGGGGACTGCTTGTATGTGGATTCGTGGCGCGATGCCGAGGGGTATCTGAAGCTGGTGGCTGATCGGCTGGAAGGGTTGGAGAAATAATTTTGCGGGGCGTGAAAATAGTTGTTGACGCATAGGGCTGATGGCCCCATAAGAGGACATCAACCACGGGGCGCTGCCCCACCGCACAGGGAACTACCAAGATGAACATCACCGCAACCTTCTCGAACGGCTTCACCGACACCTACAAGGGTACGCGCCCCGTCAAGGCGGCGTGGATGGTCACCAATACCGCCACCGGCAAGGTGCTTGCTTCGGGCCACTCGCTCGACATCATCAAGGCCCGCAAGACCGCCGAAGGCACCGCCACCGAGAGGGGCTTCGACGGCACCCACACCATTTACACCCCAAGCCGCCGCTTCGGCAACACGGTGCGTGGCCTGCACATCATGCTCGCCGACGCCCGCAAGGCCGGCATTGAAGGCGTGACGATCCACAACGCGCAGAAGCTCGTTCTCGCCCACAACGCCGCCATCAACGCCGCCTGCCGGGCGCGCTGCACCATCGAGGTCATCGCCCTCTGACACCAACCGGGGCGGCTTCGGTCGCCCCAACAACCGGGGCGCTGCCCCACCGCACAGGGAGACACGACATGACAATCAGAAAACGCAGCGCGGCAGAGTTGGTCGCAACGCATCTTAACTACGATATGGCCGAAATGTCGGACTATCGTTATCAGTCCACGCGCTGGGCATCGCCAGCTATATATGCTCTGGAGAGCGGCTATTATGCGGCTCCGACTCCGGCCAACATTGGCAGGCTCCGCAAGGCCTATGCGGGATTAAACTGGGTGGTCGATGGCGAGTGTTACGGTCGCCCGATCTATATTGGTCTCACCACGACTGACGAAAATTAAATAAACCGGGGCGGCTTCGGTCGCCCTACCTTTTACGAAAGAAACATCATGACATCCGATGAAGTTCGAGCAGCCCGCTACGCGCTGGGCATGACGCAAGATCAGCTTGCCAAGGCGCTGCGCATGGGTGGCGATGGCAAGCGGGCTGTGCGGCGCTGGGAGGCTGGCGACCGGCACATCAGCGGGCCTGCGTCCGTGGCGATTCAGTTCATGTTGGAGGCGGCTGGTTGCGGCAGGTCGGGCAATGGCGTATTTAGAGACCAGCCGCGCGACTTGGACACTTGAAAGATTGCCGATGCCTCACGTTAATCTCACGGCCAAGCAGGAGGCCTATTGCCAAAGCATCGCTGACGGGATGGGGCAGGCCGATTCCTATCGTGCGGCATATGATGCTGGAGACATGAAAGAGAACAGCGTTTACGTCAATGCATCAAAGCTGATGAAGAACGCTAAGATTGCGCAAAGGATCGTCGAACTGCGGGCTGGCGTCCAAGAGAAACAGCTTTGGTCGCGGGAAATGTCAGTCAAAGCACTAATGCAGGCATTCCATGAAGGAACTGGCGCAGTCAAAGTCGCAGCCGTAAAAGAACTTAACGTGATGCACGGCTACAATGAAGCAACTAAACTGTCGGTTGATCTTAAATTCAAGCCAATTACGGACGAAGATTGGCTGTGAAATTTACGGCAAGTCAAAGCGAATTCATTTATAGCACAGAACCATTCCCGGCTTTTGTTGGCGGCTTTGGCTCTGGCAAGACAGCCGCAGGCATTGCGCGGCTAATGCGGCTCAAACGCTACTGTCCAAATCAGGATGTCGCCTATTATCTGCCGACCTATCCGCTGATCGAGGACATTGCGTTTCAGCGATTCCCGGCGCTGTTTGAGCGGAACAACATCCCGTTCAAACTAAACCAACAGAAGGCCGTGCTGGAAACAAATCTAGGCCGCATCATCTTTCGCAACATGGAGCAGCCGGATCGGATCGTGGGCTACGAAGTTGCGCATAGCGTGGTTGATGAACTCGACACGTTGCCGATGGATAAGGCGCGGGCCGTCTGGAACAAGATCATCGCCCGCAACCGACAGAAGGCTTACACGGCTTCCGGCAAGCCCGTCCCTAATACTGTTGGCGTTGCAACAACACCCGAAGGATTCCGCTTCGTCTATGATCGCTGGGTTAAGAATAAGGTGGAAGGTTACGCGCTATATAAAGCAAAGACAGCCGATAATGCTTTGAACTTGCCAGACGATTACATAAAGAACTTGCGCAATTCATATTCGCCAAGCCTTTTATCTGCGTATCTTGACGGCGAGTTTGTGAACCTTACAGCCGGAAGCATCTATCATGAGTTTGATCGCAAGCTAAACGGCACCTTTGAGACTATCCAGCCACGCGAGCCGCTGCACATTGGCCTAGACTTCAATGTCAACAACATGAGCGCGGTCGTTGCCGTCACTCGCAACGGCGACCCGATGGTGTTAGATGAACTGGCGGGCATCCGAGACACGCCGACGATGATCGTCGCGCTCAAGGCCCGCTATGGCGGTCAATCCATCACCGTATACCCTGACGCCAGCGGCGGATCTCATAAGTCGGTCAACGCCAGCCTGTCCGACATCGTTCTACTGCGCGCAGCCGGGTTTACCGTGCTGGCTCATCCGTCCAACCCCGCCGTCAAGGATCGCATCTTGGCGGTCAACCAAATGATACACAATCAAGGCAAGCGTCGGCTGCTGGTCAATGCAGATCGTTGCCCGAGCGTAGTTGAGGGATTAGAGCGGCAGGCATATAGTAAGTCTGGCGAACCAGATAAGACCAGCGGGCTAGATCACCTAAACGATGCTTTAGGGTATTTCATTGCGTATAAATTTGGCATATCACGCGGGCCTGTGCGGTTTGCTCAAATTATGGGAGCATGACCTTTGCCGAAAGCCGCCTGTTGTGTTAATGTGGCCGGGCGCAACGAATTATCGGGGCTTGCCTAATGGCTGTCAATAATACCCACAAACAATACGATGCTTACAGGTGGCGCTGGCGGCGTTGCCGCGACGTTGTTGCAGGCCGCGATAGTGTCTTGCAAAATGGTCGCCAAGGTCAACGCTTTCAGGGCAGTCTTTACGATCCGGTGTTCTCGCAGGAAATCTATTTGCCGCGTCTATCCGGTCAATCGGAATCTGACTATCGCTCCTATGCTGAACGCGCGGCATTCTTCAACGCAAGCGGTCGCACACTTGATGCGCTGACTGGCCTGATCTTTGCCAAGAATCCGCAAAGCGTTTTTCCGCCTGCCATTGAGCGGTTTGCTGATGACATCACGCTGGCCGGTGACAACCTGCGCGAATTTAGCGAACAGATTGTTGAGGAACAGATCGCCGTTGGCCGTGTCGGCTTGATGGTGGATTACCCGGCGAACGTGCCAACCGGCTTGTCGGTTGCCGCTGCCGAAGCGCTCAACATCCGCCCATTCATGCGGCTATACAAAGCCGAGACCATCCTGAATTGGCGCGTTGATAGCATTGGCGGCGTCAAAGTGCTGACGATGGTCGTGCTAGAGGAAACGCACGACATTCCCGAAGATGACTTTAGTGTGCAGGAAGTGACGCGGTATCGCGTCCTTGATCTGACGGAGCAGGGCTATCGCGTCCGTCTGATGACGCAACAGGGCGATACCATATCGGAAACCTATCCGCTGATGCGCGGTCGCCCCATGCAGCGGATTCCGTTCACTGTGCTAGGCGCGAACAGCAGCACGACCAATGTGCAAAAGCCGCCGATGCTCGATCTAATCGACGCCAACATTGCGCACTATCGCAATAGTGCTGACTATGAGCATGGCTTGCACTTTACCGGCTTGCCGACGCCTTACGTTGCTGGCGTCCAGCTAGACGAAGGCCAGACGCTCAACCTTGGCAGCAAGACAGCTTGGGTCTTTCCCGATCCGTCAGCTAAAGCGGCGTTTCTGGAGTTTACCGGGCAGGGCCTGTCAACCATCCGCGAAGCCATGAAGGACAAGGAAGGCCGCATGGCCGCACTTGGGGCGCGCTTCCTATCGGACGATAAGCGCACGGCTGAGGCTTTCCAGACGCTAGAACTGCGCACCAGCGGCGAACGCGCGAACCTTGCCAGCATATCCCGTGCTGCGTCTGACGCTCTCACAAAGGCGCTCAACATCATGGCAGCTTGGGTTGGCGCACCCGAGACGGCGCGCTATAGTCTCAATACGGAATACGTCACAAGCGCCATGGCACCCGCCATGTTGCAACAGTTGGTGATGGCATATCAGACCGGCGCAATGCCGCTGTCAGTGCTTTTTGAGAATATGCAGAAGGGCGAGATCGTTTCGGACGCGATGCAGTTTGAGGCGTATCAGGCACAGCTTGCCGATCAGGGGCCAAGCGTAGACGATTCGCCGTTTGACAATGGCAACGACAACGGCGACACCTTGGCGGCAATTCGGGAGCGGCTGGGGCTGTAATGGAAGCCGAGATCATTGCGAGCCTTGTTGAAGCTGTTGCCGCATTAAACCGGCGCGTCAATGATCTTGGCAGCTTTGAACTAATCGCTGGCCCGCAAGGTTTGCCCGGTGCGAACGGTGAACCCGGCCCGCCGCCGACCGATGAGGCAATTCGGGAAGCGGCGACCGCTTGGCTTGCTGCCAACATTACCCAGCCGACGAATGGCACTGATGGGACTGACGGCACCGATGGCCGCGATGGGGAAGATGGTGCGCCGGGGAGGCCGCCAACAGAACAGGAGATAGAAGTTGCAGTTGATATATGGCTTACAGCGAATCGCGCGGCGCTCCGTGGAACTGATGGCCGGGACGGTCGCGACGGTTTTGATGGTCGCGATGGTAGTGACGGCGCTGATGGGGCTGCTGGTAGTCGTGGTGCTACTGGCCCTCAAGGAGTTGGCATTGCTCTTGTCGAGCAACGAGATGAAGAATCGTTTTGGGTCACGCTTGACGATGGGCGAGAGTTCGAAATAGAACTGCCAAAGGTTGCCACGCAAATTATAGCTGGCGGCGGCGGTGGCGCTCCAACTTTAGCGTATTTGTCCGCCGTTGATAAGCAAACTCAAAACGCACCAATTAACACCGCCCGAGCAATGGAGTTTGATACGACGCTTGAAAGTTTCAATATTTCAATTGTTGATAACGTCAAGATTACGTTTGGCGTAAGCGGTCTGTTTAATATTCAATTTAGCGCACAGCTTAATAATGAGGACAGCAAAGAGCACGATGTAAGCATTTGGATTGCCCGAGATGGAATAAACGAACCTGATAGTTGCGGCGATATTCTAGTTGCTGCCAGACATGGTAACTATAACGGTGCCGTAATTGCAGCATGGAATTTTTATTATCGTGCTCAAAAAGGCGAATATTGCCGCATTTTGTGGTCATCTCCGAATGCTCTTGTTTACATTGCAGGACTGCCGGAGAGAATAGCCCCAGTGCGGCCCGCCACGCCATCTGTCATTTTGACGGTTAACAGGGTGGCTTCGTGAACACTTCGGATCGCTTGGCCGATCTATACACGATCCGACAGTTGCTGCTGAACCGGCTGGCGGCTGGCGAACAGGCGCGCATGACCCGGCAAATGCTTGACATCAGCAAGGAAATTGAGCGGCGGCTAAAGACGGGCAAGCCACTAACTGAATTTCAAGGTCAACGCCTAAACAAAGCAATCGCTGAACTGCAAAAGCTGGTGCAGATAACCGGCCCGAACTTTGGCGAACTGGCCGCGCTAGAGGCGGCATTTGCGCGGCAGGCATTTGCCAGCGTGTCAATCGACGCCGCGCTTCCCGGTGCATCTGTCATTGATCGCATAGCCAACCGCAGCCTAGTGCAAGGCGCGACCATATCGGATTGGTTTGAGCGCATCTCAAGCCAGATCAAGTTTGATATTGAGCGCGCGGTAAAGACCGGCGTGATTCTTGGCGACACTAATGCACAGATCGCCAGCGCCATCGTTGGCGACGGAACGCGAGGGCCGGAGGCATTTCCGCGCGGCAGGCGTGACGTTATGGCCGTCACCCGAACAGCAGTGCAGACGGTGGCCAATGATGCGCGCCTTGCCACGTTTGAGGCGAACGCGGACGTTATTAAAGCCGTGCAATGGATCAGCACCTTAGACAGCCGCACAAGTGACATTTGCATTGCCCGCTCTGGCCTTGTCTGGACGCTGCCCGGTTACAAGCCGCAAGGCCACAACATCGAATGGCAAGGCCCGCCACCGGCACACTGGGCCTGCCGATCAACGGTAATTCCAATCACAAAGACATTCCGCGAACTCGGCTTAGACATCGATGAAGTGCCGCTATCAACTAGGGCCAGCATGGACGGACAAGTCGCGGCTGATCTGACGTTTGCCGATTGGCTGGGCGGAAAGCCGCCAGAGTTTGCCGATGAAATGCTAGGCAAAGGCCGCGCTGCATTATGGCGTGACGGCAAGATTACGCTTAATCAACTTCTTGACCAACAGGGCAACCCGCTAACCTTGGCACAATTACGCTCTAAATATGGCGCAACTGAAAGTGCTTTCAAACCGGCAGCAACGCCGAAACCTAACATAAGCGATATAGATCAAACTATTTTGTCTGTAAAAGCCTTTGAATTTACACCAGAATATAACGCAACAAAAGCGCGAATGGATGATGAGCGCAAGGCCGTAATCAAAGCAAGAGATGATTTTTACGCCACCGGAAGAACTGACAAAGATAAATACAAAGACGCCTTAGCCGCCAATGAAGCGTATAGCCAAACCGCAAAGCAATTTAGAGCAATTGAAAATGCGGAAAGCAAAAGGATGGTTAGCATTGTTGCAGCGCCAACCGAGATTCGTGGCAATGCCAAGGAAGTTATCGCTTCTGGATATAACGTAAATTATCGCAAAAACGTAGAAGAAGCGGCATCAATTGTGTCAGCGATTATTCACAAAGATATTATGCCGCGTAATATTAAGGTGCAAGGCGTTAAAAGTAATCGCGCTTATTACCAAAGCGGAAGCCGCGCAATCAATATAAACAAAGACACAAGCGTGTCTGTTATTGTTCATGAAATTGTCCACGATATTGAATATTCGCATCCCGAGATCAGCCAAAAAACCAAAGCATTTTTGCTTAAACGGTCTAATGGAGAAAAACCCAAGTCGCTACGCAAGCTGACAGGGGTTAAGGGATTCAAAGCCGATGAAGTTGCTTACGAAGATGAATGGCAAAAACGCGGCGGCAGTCACTACATGGGTAAAGTTTATGACCGTGCATCTACAGAATTGCTGACAATGGGCATTGAGCGAACTTTAGCAGACGCCAAATCTTTTGCAGAGCAAGACCCCGAATATTTCCGCTTTATGCTTGAAATCTTTAGGAAAATTGATTGATGTTTGTCTTTGAGATTGGAATTTGCGCGTATAATATGTCTTATGATAATGGCGTATTTGTTGCCAAAAGCCAGCGTTTTGACGGCGATGCTTTTGAGGATGGTGCCGTTGCCTTGGCTGAAATTGCTTATTTTCAAGCCCAAAAAAAGGCTGAGTATATGCCTACGGCTGAAATGATTGAGTTTTATACAGCAAGAGAAATGGGCGTTGAAATAGAGCCGCCGGGCATGGATAGCGAGTTGGGTTTCATTTATTGAAAAGCCATTAGCTTTTTAGTGCATACATGGTATAAAGGTAATAACGGTTGCGATAGCAGCGCTTGAGCAACTCAACGGCCAGTGGCCAATCAGTCCAGAGGACACCCGAGAATGAGCGAAGGCAACACCGAAAACGAAGAACTGAAAACGGCTATTGAGGCGCTGAGTGCCAAAAATAGGGAACTGCTAGGTGAACTTAAGCAGGTTAGGGCCAAGGCCAGAGGGGCCGACATTGACCCGACCGAATATGCAAACCTGCAAACAGCCGTTGAAGAACTTACTGATAAGTTGTTTAAGTCGGAAAAGGAAAGCGGGCGGACTGTCGAGACGTTGCAAAAGACTTTGCAGCAGAAGGACGCCACCTTGCAGACCTACCTGATCGAAAACGGTTTATCCGATGCTTTGCTCAAGGCCAATGTTCGACCCGAAATGATGACGGCGGTTAAGGCGATGCTCAAGGGCAACACCAAGCTGTCTGACGATAACGGGCAGTATAAGGCAATTCTTGGCGATAAGCCGCTGTCCGAGGCAGTACTAGAGTGGGCCGCAAGCGATGAGGGCAAGCATTTTGTGCAAGCGCCCGCAAATGCTGGCGGTGGTGCATCTGGTGGCAATTCGGGCGGCAACAACTTCCAGCCGAAAGGCAATCTAGGCGGTGACAAGGATCAACGTGTCAACGCCTTGAAGGCCCGATTCCCAGACCTTGCCGCTAATGGCTAACCAAAGGACTTAGATCATGTCACTTTCGCAGATGCAGGTTTTTAACCAGTATGTAATGCCCGCGACGATTGAAACGCTCGGCCAGATGGTCGATAAGTTCAACGCTGCAAGCAACGGCACCATTCGCCTTACCACTGCTGGCTTTGATGGCGACTTCCTTCAGGAATCGTTCTTCGCTGCTATCCATTCGGCACAGCGCCGGGTTGATCGCTATGCCGCACAGGGTTCGGCAAGCCCGACCGATCTTACCCAGCTTAAGCACGTTTCGGTAAAGATCGCTGGCGGTTTCGGCCCGATCCGTTTTGAGCCTTCGCAGCTTACTTGGCTCCAGAAGCCGACCGCTGAAGGCATCGAAGTAGCATCGCGCAACTTCGCCGAGGCTTTGCTGCGTGACCAGCTTAACACGGCTATTGCGGCGCTTGTGGCTGCAATTGAGAATCAGGCGACTGCTACCAATGATGTGACGGCTGGCACCAATGCCATCGTGACTTATAACGTCATCAACGGCGCTCACGCAAAGTTTGGTGATCGTTCGATGGACATTCTGGCTAACGTCATGACCGGCTCCATGCTGCACAAGCTAGTCGACCAAAACCTGACCAACACCGCGCGCCTGTTCTATGCGCAGGGTGTTCAGGTGGTGGACATCTTGGGCAAGGCTGTGATCGTGACCGACGCACCGGCACTGTCGGTGGCTGGTAGCCCCGGCAAGGACAAGGTTCTCGGCCTTGTTTCTGGCGCGGCAACCGTCTTTGATGGCGGCGATGTTATCGCCAACATCGACACCAGCAACGGCCAGACCCGCATTGAAACCACGATGCAGGTCGATTACTCGTTTGGGCTTGGCCTTAAGGGCTACGCTTGGGACGAAGCTAACGGCGGCAAGTCGCCTACTGATGCCGAACTGGCAACCGGAACCAATTGGGACAAGGTTGCTACCGACATCAAGAACACCGCTGGCGTTATCGCCATTGGCGACATGACGTAAGACGTAAGGTGATGGGGTCGGCTTCGGTCGGCCCCAAAGCCCTAAGGGGTGACAAATGAAAATTGCCTATGAGCCTCATCCCGTAAGCCCCGCCCGCAAAGCGGAGTTGCGCGCTGCCGGTTGCAAGATCATCGATGCAAAGTTTGCTCCGGCTGGCGAAGTCACGCAGGCGCATAAGGCCGAGGTCACGGTGACGGAGCAGGCGGCTAAAGTTGCCGACAAGCCCAAACTTGGACGGCCTAAGAAGGTGGTAGCCTAATGGCCTTTGTGGTTGAGACGGGCGCAGGCCTGACGAACTCAAACAGCTTTGCAAGCGTTTCGGCGGCTGACACCTATGTCGCTGATCGCGGCATAGCGGGCTGGGCCAGCTTGACCAACACCGCCAAGGAGCAGGCGCTAATCCGCGCAACAGACTATCTAGAGGCGACTTATCGCAATTCGTGGCTGGGTTACCGCAACAGCCAAACGCAAGCGCTGTCGTGGCCGCGTTACGATGTCTTTGTTGAGCAGTTTCTTGTCTCCAATAGCATCGTTCCAGATGTTGTTATCCGCGCCACGATTGAATTGGCTATTAGAGCCAGCACGAACGATACGCTGATTCCCGACACTGAGCGCACGATTACGCGCGAAAAGGTGGATGTTATCGAGATTACTTACAGCGAATTTGGCCCGCGTAATACGCAATACACAGAGATCGCGCGAATCCTGTCGCCCTACACCAATGCCAGCAGTGGCGGCGCTTTTGCGTCTGTTACCGTGGTGCGCACTTGAGCGGGATTGCTGATCGCGCTGCGGCCTTGCTTGCCCGTCAGGGTGAGACGATTAGCATTTCGTTTCCGGGAACGCCCGCCTTCAATCCCGTAACTGGCGCAGCACAGGCTGGAACAGCCGCAACGGTGCTAACGGGCTTTGGCTACCCTAGCCAATACCGGGCAAGCGAGTTAGATCAAACAACGATTCTATCTGGCGACATTCGCTTGACGCTACAGCGCATCGCCACCAAGCCGACCGTCAATTGCACGGCGACGGTTGACGGCAAAACCTATCGCGTGATGGATGTCCAAGCAATCCGCAAGACTGGCGCTGATGTGATCTACATTTTGCAGCTAAGGGCCAATTGATGAGCATCCCGCTTCGCGGCGAATCTATCTGGTTCCCGACAGAATGGGAGCAAGGCACTGTTGATTCTGTCGTTATGGACAATGAGGAAATCTCTGAAATTATCATCCGCAAAACCGATGGATCACAAATCTCGCTTAGTTACGACACTGGCGAAACGGTGACGATGCAATGAGCCAAGCAAGCATCAGCGCAGCCTTAGCTACCCGGCTTAACACGCTGGCGGGTGGCTATTCGGTGCAATGGGAGAATGCCCCGTTAAACCCGCCTGCTGGCGTCTATCTGGCCGAGGCGTTTCTACCGGCTGCAACAATGGCGGTTGGCGTGGCGTCAACGTCTAGCGACGAATATGCGGGCATTTATCAGGTCACGGTCATGTCGCCTAAGGGTGGCACTAAGGGGCCGTCACGCGCCGCCTGTGATGCCGTTCTGGCGCACTTCCCGCGCGGCCTGCGGGTTTCTAGCGGTGGCATTACCGTAACCGTTCTACGGGCCAGCATGGGGCCTGCGTTGATGAATGGCGACCGTTACGCTGTCCCGATCAGCATTGACTACCGGGCTTTCGCATGAGTGCAGGCAGTGCATTTACGCTAGATTTGCGCAAGTTTGCCGAAAAGGCTGGCAACGCTGCCGATCTGGTTATCAAGAAAATATGCCTTGATCTGACTTCTAGCATTGTTCTCAAGACGCCAGTCGATACCGGCAGGGCGCGGGCAAACTGGCAAGCCAGTGTCGGCCAGCCGGACAACAGCATTACGACAAGCACAGACAAATCAGGCCGTGCAGCAATATCTGCGGCCAGCACAGCAGCAAGCAAAGCGCCGGGAAAGATATTTTACCTAACCAACAATCTCCCTTATATCGCTTCGTTAGAATTTGGCCTATATAATGCGGGGCCAAAAACAATTGGTGGCTTTTCAAATCAAGCACCAAATGGTATGGTGCGCATTAGTATTAACGAAGTGCAGCGAGCGCTGCGTCTCTAGGAGATAGAAATGTCGGATATTGTTTCTTCGGTTGGAACTGTCGTTTCGGTTTCCGCCAGCGCGCCTGCTACTTATAACTCGGCAGGCTTTGCCGCGCTTACATGGTCGCCATGTGGCGAACTGGCCGAACTGCCCGCGTTTGGCGCAGAGGCCGCTCTTGCCACTCACACGCCGCTTGCAACCGGCATTGTCGCAAAGCGCCGTGGTTCGTTGAACTATGGTTCAGTCGCGCTGACGATGGCCGTATCGGACACTGACACCGGCCAGACTGTTTTGCAGGATTCCGCCGAAGCCGCCCCCGGAACCGATGCACAGGTTTCGGTCAAGGTCGTTCTGGTCAACGGTGAAATCCAGTATTTTACGGCGCAGGTCATGTCTTACAAGGTCAACGTCGGCAATGCTGATGCTATCACGATGGCAGAAGTCACGTTGGAAATCGATAACGCGGTTGTTAAGGTCTAACCCTTACGCAATTGCTCGGGCTAGTTAGGGCGGCGATCCATCCCGTCGCCTTAACTAGACTTAAAATTCGGATGG